AGGGTTTTATTTTATGACAAGACAAAATATATCAACTGGAACATCGGCAAATGATGGCACTGGCGATACCCTTCGTGGTGCTGGTACAAAGATCAATGCTAACTTTACAGAATTATATACATTCCTTGGTGGTGATGCAGATACTCTTTCATCACAACTATCGATAGGATCTGATGGTATTATATTTGAAGGATCAACAGCTGATGCATTTGAGACAACATTAAAGGTAACAAACCCAACTCAAGATAACACAATTACTTTTCCTGATTCAACAGGTGATGTAATACTCACAAATACAATTCAAACGATAACAAACAAATCAGTATCATTTCAAACATCTACTATTACAGCAAATGGAACAGCAGATGCTACGGCAACACATATTATATGCAATAAGGCAACAGGTTTAGCTGTAACATTAGGTAGTGGCAGTCATCCTGGCCAATTGAAAATTTTTACAAACAAAGGTTTAGGAACATCTACCATAACACCAGATGATGGTGGAAGTATTTTTGCAGGTGGTACAAGTTTTGCGATCACGACAAATGAAGGTGCAACCTGTATTTGGGATGGGTCTAATTGGTTCTTGATTGGTAATCAAAGCGTAACAACGATAGCTTAATGGATAATTAAATGGTAGCAATAGTAACAGATACGATTAAAAAGAATATGGCAACATTACTGTTGGATCAGGTAAATAATCCTATTGCCGATTCTCATGAATTTTATATCGGTATTGGTAAATCAGATACATACAACTCAACTAATACGACAATTAACCCATTAAGAACTTTTCGTGAAGAAAGAAATTTTAGAAATAATCTTCAGGCAGTAAAAAAGGTAGAAGGTGCGTCTCTTGTTATACCAAGATATAACTGGACTGCTGGTACAATCTTTTCAGCATTTTCTGATTCGGTTCAAGGAATACCAACAAATTCTTATTACGTTCTAACTTCAAATAATGAAGTCTACATTTGCTTGAAACAGCCAACTAATGCTTCAGGAGAGTCGCAGACATCAACTGTACAACCAAATTATTCTACACAAGGCACTACGATCAATGTACCATTTGAAACAACTGATGGTTATATCTGGAAATATATGTACGAGTTAAGTGCCTCACGTGCAGCAACGTTTCTTTCAACTAACTGGATACCGATTGAATATGTTGATTCAAGTGATCAAGCAACGAACGCCGTAACCCAAAATCAGTTTAATGTCGAAGATGCTGCGGTCTCAGGCCAAATACTTGGTGTTATCGTAACAGACGGAGGTTCAGGATATACAAGTGCCCCTACGATTTCATTTAGAGGAAATGGAACAGGTGGTAGTGCAACAGCGACAGTTGTTGGTAATTCTATTACAAAAATTGAAATGGATGACGAAACTTCATTTGGTAGTGGATACGATTATGCAGAAGTGGTTATTACTGGTGGAGGTGGTTCAGGTTCAACTGCTCGAGCAATCCTTGGTCCAGTCGAAGGTATAGGAGATAACCCAACTGTTGATCTCAAAGCAAATAATATCATGCTCAATATTAAACCAGACGGAAGAGTGGCACCTGCTAATGATTCTTCAAGACTAAATGCATTCGTAGTTGATGCAGAGTTTAGACAAATCGGTTTAATGAAAAATATTAGGCATTCAGATAGCGCAAATCCAGGGGCAATCTTCAAAGGTACATCTGGTCGTGCATTACGTTATTTGAAAGTAAGTGACATCACTAACTTTAGTAACAGCATTGGAAGATTAATGAGTACGGATAGCTCCCCAGCAACAAGGGGGTTTATCGATGATATAGATAGTTCAGCGATCTACTTCCATCAAAATGATTCAAGTGGATTCGGTACTTTTCATGTCGGAGCAAATATATCAGGCGCTTCAGGTGGGTCAAGCCAGATATCACAAAACGTAAGAAATAGTGCAGTGAATCCTTTCACAGGAGAAATTCTTTACGTTGAAAACAGAGCAGCAGTTCTGAGAGATGCAGACCAACAAGAAGATATTAAAGTTATTATAACGGTGTAAAAATATGGCAACAAATATTACCAATACCACTTTTAATACTACATATAAGGATGATTTTGCTGATAGTGATAACTATCATAGAATACTCTTCAACAGTGGTAAATTATTACAAGCAAGAGAATTAACTCAGGCACAGACAATCTTACAAAAACAAATTGAAAGATTTGGTAATAACATCTTCACCGAAGGTGCTATGGTAAAAGCTGGTGGAGTGAATGTTAACAACGCATACGAATTTATCAAATTAAATGAAATAGCAAACTCTCTTCCCGCTGATACAAATACAATCATTGGTACAGAATTTACGAGTCAAGGCGCAGATGGAATTAAGTTCGAAGTACTTCAAGTTGTAGGTGCAGTTTCTGGAGATGAAATAAATAACCCAGCAACTCTTTATGTTCGATATACATTTACTAAAAATGCTACAGCAGGTGTAAATACACTCCGTTTTCCTGATGCAACAAATATGAATAACGGTTCAGTCACTCTTACATCAGCAGCCTCTGATGCTTCTGGAACAGGTATAGTTGTCAATGTTCAGAATGGTATCTTTTATGCAAAGGGTCACTTTGTCTTTACAGATAACCAATCACTGATCGTTTCAAAATATACAGATACTTTCACAGGAACAGCTGGATTTAAGGTTATTGAAGACGTAGTTACTATTGCTGATGATACAGATTTATATGATAATCAAGGTGCAGTTCCGAATGAGGCAGCACCAGGAGCAGACAGATATAGAATTCAATTGACATTGATTGATGAAGCAGATATTGCTGCGAATGAAAGTTTCATCTTCCTAATCCAAATGCAAAATGGCGGTGTTGTTCGAACTGTAAATGAATTCAATCCATATAATGTTCCTTCACAAGTTGTTGCTCAAAGAATAAAAGAAAACTCAGGTGACTATACAGTCAAAAAATTTAAAGCAAAATTTGAAGAGGATTCTGCAAATACACATTTACTTCTGAAAGTAAGTGATGGTGTAGCAGTGATTGACGGATACAGAGTATCACGTGGTCCTTCTTCGATAAGAGTTCCAAAGTCACTGAATCAGTATTCAGAGACAGGTGAAGTAGTCGCAGCAGCATTCGGTAACTTCGTCAAAGTTTCTCCAGGCGATTCAAATACAGCCGGTCTTCCAAATATTGCAACATTTGAGCAATTGAATATACAAGATAGTGCAGACTTTCATGGGGGATCAACTGCAAAACTTGGTACTGCAAGAGTTCGTGCAATCTCTGAAGATGGATCAAATTATAAGTATCATCTTTTTGATATTCAAATGGATACAAATAAATCATTTCGTAATGCAAAGAGTATCGGTTCAGACTCAGATAACTGGTTCAATATTATTCAAGAAAATAATCAAGCAGTTCTTTATGAAACTGAAAAGAATAATCTGCTCTTCGAATTGCCAGGAACAAGACCCGGAAATATTGATACGATATCAATAGAGACGCAGAGATTTGCAAATAATATTTCAGTCTCTGGTGCAGATGGTTCGATGCCAACTCTGAGCGGCACTGAAACATATGCAAATCCTGGAGACTGGGTATTTGCTAAGAACGACAGTGATGTATTTACAGGATCAGTTTCATTTACAACACCACCTGCTGGTCAACAAACAGCAGACTTTACTCTCGACTCTGCAGCAAATGGAACATATGAAGTTGCATACTATGTGGATAACACTGGCGGAACAATTCGTACAAAGACAAAGACTTCAACAAACTCTGGTCAAATTGATACATCAGTTGCTTCTAATATTGATTCCGACGGAAATGGATTACTCTCACTCGGTCTTGGAAAAGCAGATATATTCTCACTTACAGCAATCAAAGATTCAGCAATTGGTACTGAAGATTATTCCGGAAGATTTATATTAGATAACGGACAAAGAGATAACTTCTATACAGAAGGTAGACTTATTCTCAAAGGTGGACAGACAATGCCAGATTCTGGCGTTTATGCTACCTTTGATCACTTTACACATGGTGCTGGTGATTTCTTTGCTGTCAATTCTTATGATTCTGATGACATTGGTGGATATAAGAACATACCAACACATACTCTAGCAAATGGTTCAGTAGTTTCATTAGCAAATGTTCTTGATTTTAGATCAGTAAAGAATTCATCTGATGGTACATTCGTAGGAGGTGACGCTCAAGTCAACGAGTTACCTCAACCAAATGATACTGTTCAATTCAATTCAGATTATTATCTACAAAAATCTGCTAAACTCATTCTTACAAGTGAAGGTTTATTACAATTTATTGAAGGTAGTGATGGCGCACCTGCTATTGAGTTTCCACCGACACCTGAAAAGACCATGGGATTATATAGTGTAATACTCGGTGCAAATACTCTTGACGACTCGGATCTTTTGATGCAACCAATCGAGCATAAAAGATTTACGATGAAAGACATATCTCTTCTTGAAAAGAGAATAGACCGATTAGAAGAAGCTACAACATTAACATTACTCGAACTTGATACCAAGAATATACAAATACTTGATTCTTCTGGATTGAACAGAACAAGATCAGGATTCGTAACAGATAACTTTGAAGATCAACTTCTTTCTGATACAAGAAACGAAGACTATGCAGCATCACTCGACCCCTTTGCGTCTTTCTTACATCCTACATTCAATGAGGATAATATTAGATTAGTAATTGACTCAGATGCTTGTACAAATATAATCAGAAAGGGTGATAACCTTTATCTTGATTATGATTCAGCAGACTTTATCGACGCTTCAAAAGCAAGTACAGCAATCATAGTGAATCCATTTGATTTTGCACAATGGAGAGCAACAATCAAACTTTCTCCAAGTTCAGACGAATGGAGAGATACAGAGACCCGAACAGGTAAGGTCGTTGATGGTGGATTACAATTAGATACGAAACAAGCATATCTTTGGAATAATCATTCTTGGAACTGGTCAGGTAAAGAAATAGAAGATCTTACGACTGGATCTCGAACTTCAAATACTAAGAATAATATCTTCAATAAAGTAGTTACAGACGAGAAGATACGTGAAGTAATTGGTACAAAAGTTGTTGATTCAGTACTGATACCATTTATGAGACAAAAGAAGATATACTTTAGAGCAGATGGATTAAGACCGAATACGCAACACTTTGCATTCTTCGATCGTGAAGCAGTTGCATCCTGGGTAAGAGAAGAAACATTCGTTCGATACGCAGAAGATCAAACAGATTATGGTAACATCAAAAAGAATGCTTCATCACATCCTGAAGGAACAAGTGTACTCGTATCAGATGCTGATGGATCAATTGAAGGAAGTTTCTTCATTCAAGCACAAAAGTTTAGAACTGGAACTAAAGAATTTCATCTTCTTGACGTAACAGCTTTCAATCGCGATAACGCAAGTTCAACTGCAGTAGGAACATTCACCTCTGCTGGTTTACTCGATATTGTTGAAGAAGATATTAAGTCGACTAGAGTACTAACGTTCAAGAGTCAAAAAGTACCACCACCTAAACCTGTTCATAGATCTAATAACAATAATAATGATAACGAACGCAAGGGACATAAAGGTGTAGCATATGTTATTAAAGGTGGAAAATTAGTAAAAGTAAGAAACACAGACGGATCAGTTATTGGATCAGGAACAATAGCTGATCAAATAGGTGGTGCTGGAGTATCAAAAGAAGTTGGATTATTATAAAGGCAATTAACAAATGACAGCAACAAGTTTAGCATATGAAGTAGATCAATATTCTCTCGCTCAATCATTCTACGTGAATGAAGAGAATGGAATCTTTATCACTAAAATAGAATTATTCTTCCAGGACATAGGTGCTTCGAATACTTTACCAGTCTTGCTTGAATTAAGACCAATGGTGAATGGATTTCCATCTTCAGCATCTATTATTCCTGGTTCAGAAATAGTCGTAAAGGCAGCAGACATTAATGTTTCAACCGATGCTTCAACACCAACTATCTTTGAATTTGACGAGCCTATCTTCCTGAATGGATTAACTGATTACTGTTTTGTAGTTGCAACAAATACTTCGAAATATAAACTCTTTGCTTCTCAAGGTGACACGTTCGTTATTGGATCGACTGAAGAGAGAATATCCAAACAGCAAACAAATGGTAGTTTATTCTTCAGTCAAAATGCTGCAACATTTACTGCTGCACAAGATACAGACCTTTCTTTCAAAATAAAAAAAGCAGCATTCAAAGCACATTTGACTGGATTGATTACTCTTAAGAATACATCTGTTCCACAAAAACTATTGACAAATAATCCTATCTCAACTACATCAGGATCATCTGTTGTTATTGTGAATCATCCGAACCACGGATTCCAACCAAACGACTTTATTAATCTTCACATGGGTGGAGGATCAGTTGGGGGATTAGACAGCAGCCATTTATCAGGATATCATAAGATCTTATCAAGTGATAGCGATGTTGATCATACAGGATTTAAGATTAACGTAGGAACAAATGCAACTGATACTGCTATTGGTGGTGGTAATGCAGTTCTTTGTGATAAAAATATTAGATATAGTTTTGTTCAACCGAATGTAGCAACTCTCATACCAAATGAAACTGGTCTTGGTGCTGGTATCAAATTAACAAGTACAGAAAACTTTGGATCAACAAATTATGGATCTTCTTCAGCATCTTCGAGATATTCAAAAGATACAGAATTTTCTTTCCTTGCGCTCAACGCAGATAATGAAGCAGCGAATCCTTTCTCATTACTCAGTTCATCTGTAGCAGATAGTGCTGGTATTACAGACGGATCTGCAGTCGTTCAAATCGCAATCGGTTCTGAGGATTCGAATGTAGCACCTATGATCGATTTACAAAGAGCTTCATTAACAGCAATCGGTTATCAGATCGATAAACAAGCTCAATCAGCAGCAACTGGATTTAATGTTCCAATTAATTATGTTCCTGAATCGAATCCAACAGGTGGTTCAGCAGCTGCAAAACATATCACAAAACCAGTTACACTTGCCGAAGACGCTGTCGGACTCAAGATTATACTTGCTGCAAATCGTCCAAGTGATACAGATTTTCAAATGTGGTTCCGTACAGCAGGATCAGATGAACTAATTACTGATAAAGTTTGGACACTTCAAGTAGAAGAAACAAATAATCCAGTTGATGATATATCAACAATCTTCCGTGACTATGAATATCTTCCAGGTGGTGAAGGTGGTGACTTAACACCATTTACAAAGTTCCAATTGAAGATTGTAATGAGATCAACGAGTTTTGCAAAAGCTCCTACGTTCCAAAGTCTAAGAGTAATTGCACTGAGTACATAATGAGTAAATTTTTAAAAGTTGAAGGTCATAAAGATCTAGTTCGTGATAAAGCAACAGGTGTGGTATTAAATATAAATAAAAGTGAATCGGCACTTGCTCGTGAAAGAAAAAGAATCCGTAAGGAAAAAGAAAAAGAACTTGAAGACTTAAAGAATGAAGTTGGTGAAATCAAACAATTACTTAATAAGATAATAG